TACCACCTCGCCCCGGTCAACGTTGACAATGTGCGCGCCGCGCTCACGGCCGCAGTCTCCACCACGATCTACTGAGGACCCGCCATGGCCGAGAACGGCGTGAAGATCTCCGACAACCCGACCCTCGCTTCGGCGGACTACCTGCTGGCGCTCAACGAAGGCACCTCGGGGCTCTTCACCATATCCGACCTCGGGACCCTGCTCGCCGGGGGCGGGGTGCTCGTGGGGACACCGACGACAGACGCGCTCTCCGCGCGGATCACCGCGGTCGAGGACCAGGCCTTTGCCGAGAGCCCGATCTACGACACCACGGCCGAGGGCATCGCGGCGACGGGAGAGGGGGACCGGTTCCGCGTCGAAAACGCGGATCCGGCAATTGCTTATGACGTCTACGACCACGACGCGGGCGGGGTCGCAACCTTCCTCACCGACATCCCAGCCGGCTCGGCGCTGGTGACAAAGCCGACGATCTCCAATGCCCTCTCTGAGTACGCGCCGCAGGCGACAACCGCGCGGGCCAACATCGGGGCGGCGTCGGCGGCGGTGCTCTCCGACGTATCGCTCGCCGTGGGTGACGTCGCCGCACGCACCCAAGGCATCTACAGCGACGGCGAGGTGATCCAGTTCGACCCGGTCGTCGACGGCGCCGCCGATGGTGAGGCCGAAATGGTGTTCGCCATCACCGACGCCAATGACCAGGCCTGCTTTGCCATCAGCCCGGACGGCGGGGTCTATATCGCGCAGCTCTACACCCAGAACTTCGTCTTCGACGAGTTGAGCGCAGAGACCTACGCCATCGAGGACGACACCTCGCTTGGCTACGCCTTCGCCATCGCCGACGCCAACGAGCGTATCGGCTTCGGGGTGCGGCAGACCGGCGAGGTGGACATCAAGGGCGGCGCCCGCCTCGGGGGGCAGGCGGCGGGCTGGGACTTCGTCATCGTCGACGGCAACGACCGCATCGGCATGGGGCTGAAGGACGGGGTGCTCTACGTGCCGCAGATCTCGGCCCAGGGGCAGACGACCTCGAACACCAACCTCCGCAACATGCTGTTCTCCGACAAGGTCAGGCTGAGCACGCCGATGGTCCAGCTGCCGGCCGCGCAGTACAACGTCATCATGAACTACGGCCAGTCGCTGGGCGAGGGCAACGAGACCTGGCCCAGCCTGTCGAAGCTCTGGCAGCAGGGCGCGCTGATGGTCGGCGACAACGTCGATAACCTCGGCGTCGAGACCTACGACGCGATGGGCGTGGCCCAGTTCAACCCGCTGGTCGCCAACACCCACAACAATGTCTCCAACCTGACCGGCGCGGAGGAGGCGCTGCTGTCGCCGGGCGACAACAACAAGGGCGAGCCGCCGGTCATCGGCCTGACCAACGGGCTCAAGTTCTGGATGAACCAGCGCGCCCTCGCGCTCGATGACGGCCGCAACCTGGTGGCGATGTCCTCGGCGCAGGCCGGGCGGACGATCGCGCAGCTCTCCAGGGTCAACACCCAGGATGCGGTCGACCGCTGGGCCGGGATGGTCAACGGGGTGCAGCTCGCCAAGGATCTGGCCGACGCCGCCGGCGCCACCTGCGTCTGTCCGATCCTCACCTGGATCCAGGGCGAGTGGGACTACAACACCAACAACGGCTCGACCAACGCGACGCGGGCGCTCTACAGGGCGGCGCTCGAGACGCTCTTCGATGATGCGAACACGGACATCCCGGCGATCACCGGGCAGAGCCTGCCGCCGCTCAAGCTGATGTACCAGACCGGCGGCAGCTACACCCGCGACGCCGACATGAACGGCGCTCCGGACCTGCACGTCGGCATGGCGCAGCTCGAGGTGGCCATTGCGCGCGACGACGTGGTCATGGTCGGGCCGGTCTATCCCTACACCGACAAGGGCGGGCACCTCGATAGCAACGGCGCGCGCTGGTACGGCCACCAGCAGGCCAAGGTCGCGGCGAAGATCCTGGCCGGGGAAGGCTGGCAGCCGCTGCGGCCGATCGAGATCGAGAAGTCTGGCGCCACGATCTTCGTGCATTACCACGTGCCGCAGCCGCCGCTGCGCTTCGCGCCGACCTACTGGAGCTACTTCGAGGGCTTCGACTACGCCGACAAGGGCTTCGCGGTCACCAGCGCCGACGCGGCCACGGTCTATGCCGTCGAGTCGGTGCAGATCGTGTCGGACACCATCATCGCCATCAGGTGCATGGTGGAGCCGCCCGACGACGCGCTGCTCTGGTACGCGGACCTGAACATCGCCAACCACGACGGCCAGGGCAACGTCTGCGACAGCGATCCGACCCTCGCCATCGACCGCTACGAATACGTCCCGGAGCGGGGCATGTACGCCTCCGCCAACCGGCCGGAGCTGGTCGGCCGGCGCTACGACCTGCGCAACTGGTCGGTCGCCTTCGTCCATCCCATCACCTACTCGGAGTTCTGAGACATGATCCTGCAAATCCCTGCCGCCGACTTCGGCGCGGCCGCGCTCGGCGGCATCACCCGGGTGGTGAACGGCATGCCCGCCACCAACCTGCTGGGCCTCTACCTGTTCGAGGACGGCGCGGTCGACGACGAGATCGGCATCGCCGTCGACTCGTCGGGCAACGGCAACCACGCGCTGACCCGCAGCGGCTGGCCGAATGCCGTGAAGACGGCCTATGGGGTGAAGACCCCGGACAGCAACGGCCTGTGCTTCGTGACCCCGATCCCGCTCAACCCGGCGGGCCGGCAGCTCACCGCCTTCGTCTGCGGGGTGAACCACCTGGAGGGCAACAGCTCGGGCGACTACAACAACTGGGTGGGCCAGTCGGTCACCGCGGACATGGACACCCCCGGCGCGCAGCATCCCAACGACGACGCCGTCGTGCTGAACTACGACGGCACGGGCACCCCCGGGCATTACCAGCTCTACGACAACGGCGGCACCATCCAGGGGGCTGCGACCACCGGCAGCGCGGGCCCGGCAACCTATGACCAGAACGGGGTCGCCGGCATCGACATCGACGCCGTGGCGGGAGCCGTGAAGCTGCACCAGCTCGGCTTCGCCATGGCGTCGCGCAGCGCCGCCGGCATCCCGGCCTTCTACGACGGCGCCACCGACCGCGGCTTCCTCTCCTTCGGTCCGTGGTCGCACGGCGCGACCCGCAGCGTGAACGACGTAATCGGGGAGGCCTACGCGGTGGCGATCTACGGCCGCAGCTTCAGCGAGACCGAGGCGCAGACCTACATGCAGTATCTTGCGGATCGCGTCGCGCTCCGGGGCGTGACGTTCCCCTGATCCTCAAGGGGGTGTTGAACGCCCCGTTTAAGGACCCTGCAACGGGGCGTGTTTGAACGGGGCAGGGCGGCGGGGTGCCATGTGTTCCCGGTTGGGACCAGATGGGACACGGGCTGGGATCGGATGGGACGGCGGGATGGGATGGGACGGGAAATCCCGTGGAAACCCTTGGCGGACCGCTCAGGAGGCTCGAAACGCCCCGGTCTCAAAAAACGCGTTGCTGTAAACTTCGCTGTAAATCACTGCAAGTTTGGGCGTCACGCTACACACTGTTGGGTGACACTCATTCTTACAGTGGATGCCGGAAGAGGTCCGAGGTTCCCGGAGGACGCCGGAAGGCCATGAAATCAAGGCGCTGAGGGGGTGTTGCCGGGCGCGTCGCAAGGTCGATCGAGTTTTACAGCAGGGCGGCAAACTGGGCCGAATGAGGCGATCTGGGCGGTTTGGGCGACATTGAGGGGCGTCGTGGGCTGGATTGCGCAAGCCCTTGTGAATTAGCGTTTAAGGGGCTCTGGAGAGGGCGTTGAAGGGCGCGTTTCGTGTGTTCGCGAGGTCCATGAACTGGGACCCACCCCGCCCACTTCGCAGCCGAGGTCCCACTTAGATTATTTATACCATGGGAACAGATGCTTAACCAAAGTCGCGCGAGCTGAGAGCCTTCGGCTAAGTGGGACCTCTTTTGCTCGAGATTGCTCAGTTGAGTGCTGGGCTGGGCCCGAGAATGCGCCGGACGTACCAGTCAACTTTTGCCTGGCATCTGCCTTCAGCCGATGCTTCGTATTGAGTGGCGGCGTCGGCTATCCAGAACGAGCTCTTCACATAGTGGGAGGGGTGGACGACGCGGATCACATCTTCTGCGCCGGTCACACCGAACCTCTGGAAGTGGCCAGCGGCGACATTTCCCACTGCTACTATCTTCACGGGGGACACGGCACGTATCTCACGATCGAGGACGTCTCGACATGCACCGTAGAGCGCAGCGGTGAGTTTCACCGTCGGTGAGTGGAGTTTCATCGCGTCGGTGACCCAAACGTCATAGTCTTCAGACAGCAGCCTGACGATAACGCGCCACATCACTCCGTGAGAACGACGGTTCGATCGGAAGATCGAGCTGTTCAAGCCAAAGAAAGTGCCGACTGTAAGCCCGATCTCGGATTTCGGGCTACGCAAAGGGTCCTGGGCACAAAGCATAACCGTTCCGCGGCTCGGTCGGTCGACTGATAGGAGGCACGGTAGGTCATATCCCACAACCTGACCTTGGTACGTGAGCAGGCTCTCGGACGAGATTTGTTCTGGGGGAACGATTTGTAGATTTGGTGGCCTCGAGTGTGTCTCGCGGAATTCTTTCTCGAGGCTTTTCGAGACGTCGTGTAGGCCGTCAGCGCAGATGAAAGGGGTTTGGCTTTCGATCCATGTCGCCCAATGCCCTTTGTTAAATCGGATTTCCATGTCTTCGTCCGTGTTGCGAAATCGTACCCGAGGGACACCTTCGGCGCTAGGTGCCGCACTGGCAACGCTCCAGCCAAGGCATGCATCATATGACGGCTTATGTGCCTTGCCCGGGACCAACGGGCACATCCGGTGCCGGTCGGCGCGAGCGGCAATCAGACGTGGGCATGACCGTGTCCTTCCAAAGTTAATGCCTGCTAATCGTTCAGCCAGTGTTCAATCCAGCCGCCGGTAGACATAGCCTTCTCTACAAGAGAAACATAAACGCTCGAAATCCACTCCTTGCTACTTTTCCAGTCGACGTCTGGAATGTCAGCGTTCATGAGTTCCGGTACGAACTCCTTCGCTTCTGTCCATGCCTTTTCTGGAGCGTTGTAGGCCATCGCCGTGAGCTTCTTGCGAGAGGGGACTTCTATCGCGCAAACGGTAAGTTGTTCATCGGGCGCGGTAATTTCTGGGTCAAGCGCCTGCTGTAGCGCCGTCATGTCCTGAATGGTTTGGCACAGGTCAGCAAGTTCTAGAGCGGTTGCTCCGATGATCACTGCGGTGCCCAAAACTGGTAGAGCCTCACCTGGCATAGAGGCAACTTCGCGAGCTGCGGTCTTTGCCGCGCGATTGGTCACTCTTGAGGCAGTGCTCACCACCTTATTTCGGGCCTGCCTTTGAAGTGCTTTGGCTGCCGCCAGTTCAGCAGATGCCGCGGCGAGTTCGGTTCGAACTCGTCGCTTGGCGGCCCTTTCCCTGGCGAGCTCCCCCTGTGCCTCTGCCAATTCGCTTCGAACCTGTCGATTGACCGCCTTCTCGGCGTCTAGGTCTGACGACAGCCTCACAATCTCATCGGCCTGCTGCGTCGCAACACTTCGGCCCCGTGTCATGGCGTCAACCACGGATTGCGCCGCACCATAGACGGAGGTGCTAAACAAGAGAGCCAAGTTGATAATGATCGATAATGCTAGAAGGGTGGGGAGAACTAGAGCTCTGAGAAAGCGGTAGGCGGAGATGAAAGGGTTTTGCACGAACTTATCCTGAACGAGAATATGCTACAGCATACTCGGTCGACACCCGCCCAAGCAACGCTGCGCGCCGGTCAGCAGCTACGCAATCGGCAAGGGGGACAGGCCGCTGGACATGTGGATATCGATGCCCTGACCGACCAAGATGATGTCGGTCACAGCGGCCAATATACGCCCCCTAGGCTGACGCATCACCGTGCATATGGACCCTTATGCGATCCGGCACTCACAGACATGCGTAGTGACGGCCCATAATCAAAGACAAGAACGACGCCCTCTTAAGGGCGCCGTGCGTTGGTTCTCTTCCAAATTTTGAAAGGTTTTATGCCGCGATCGCGAGCCGCGTCTTCAGAGAGGCCGGAAGCAGACGGCGTGAGCTTACACGAACATAGGGCAACTCAGTGATGGTCTCCTCGTGGCCGTAGATCGCAGTGTAGTCCTCGTAATTGTCGAATGCAGATCGCCCGACGTAGTCAATGTAGGTTTCTGCCTCCACACCCTCAGCCAGGATGATGTCGTGGTTTTCCGTTTCGATGTGGTAGACATTGAAGCTTGTGCCGAGTTCCGAAAGGGGGACCCAGTGAATTGTTGTATCGTTGACCAAGACGCTCGCATTGATGAGCAGCCCCTCGATCAGCAGAGCATGGTCAGCAGTCAGTACGAGATCGCGCGTGGGGAGGCCATTTCCCAGAGCGCCACTGCTCACTCTGACCGGACGAAGGCGCTCCGCAGGTCCGAAAATCGTTGAAACCGCTTGCTTCCAGATCCACTTGACTGAAACGGGCCGCCCGTCAGAGGCGATGATTTTGTCCCCCAGGTCAAGAGTTTCGACCTTGCGAGCTCCTTCGGGCGTGGCAATTTCAGTACCTTCCCCGAAACAGAGGTATACATCGGAAGCGGCCGTCTCCGCTTGGAAGGTGTTGGAGATCCCGGAAGAAGGCACGACGGTCTGTGTCGTTGCATTCGGCACAATGATCGCGTAGTTGCCCCCGCCATCGGTAAAGATCGGATACTCGACTCCGTCAGTGCCGGTGTAAGTGTAACCAGTAAAAGTGACGCCGGGGTCCGCAAACGTATCGACCCCAGCGTCGAGACGTCCGTCGTCATCCTGGTCTACAATATCTGCCCCTGTGTCGTCTGGATCGCTCAGCCCTGTCCAAGAGATTGTGCTGCCCGCAGCGCCTTCAGCTCCGGTAAAGCTCACTCCGGTGAGGAGCACATTGCCCTCGGTCATGAAATTTGTCGGCATACGTTAGTCCTAATTCCAAGCGTTACATAGGTACTTCCAAACCTTTTCACCGTGGGCTCCAAGTCGATGGCGCGGTCAAAAAGCTCAGGTTGAAAGTTACCCATGTACGTATCTCAGATCGACACAGCATTTGATTTTCCAAGAAATATGTGGCCTTTGAGCCCAGCCTTCGCCTTCATGCCCACTGAGACCGCTCGTTCGATCTCGTCTTTCTTGCATCGCACATCAGAAGTTTGGTGGTAATGACATGATCTATCCAGGTTTGGTCGAGCGCTTTTTGACCACTCCGGGCCGTTCTTCGAATACCGTCTGGCTCAGGTAGCTGCCATTCTGTGAGATTGGCCGGAGTAGGGGACTTTGACGACCTCCGAGAGCGCCGTGCGGACGGCGTGGGAGACCTCGCCGGTCTGGGCGTTCCAGTATTGCGCCGTGCTCTTGTAGGGCAGCGCCATGTGCGGGTGGACCTGCCGGTGCAACAGCGCGCGCGGCAGCAGGTGCGTGTCCGAAAGCGCGGCCTCGGGGTCCTCGATCAGGTGCAGTGCGGTGGCGCGGGTGAGCATCCCGGGGCCGGTCTTCGACCACGTGCTGTCGTTGTCCCGCCCGAGCAGCGCCCGCAGCGACAGGTCGACGGCCCTGGCGATGACGGCATGGCCGCGGGGTGCGCAGAGGAGGTTGTTCTCGATGCTGCTGAGCGTCGGCTCGGGAAATACGACCAGCCCGGCGCCATACTGCAGCAAGGCCTCCGGGGTGCCGGTCAGCAGGTCGTCCGCGTCGGCGTAGATCCCGCCATCCGCCAGCAGCAGGCAGAGCCGCAGGAAATCGCTCTCTTCGGCAACGTGGTTGGCGAGCTTGAAGGCCCGCACGTGCTCGGCGCCGTAGGTGTCGCGCAGCCAGCGGAGGGCCGAGCCCCGGTCGAAGAGCGTGTAGTGCCAGCCCGGGACCTTGCGCCAGCTCTCCATGATCGCCCGGATCGAGGCCGGGACCTCGGTCCGGTTCCAGTATTGGACGATGCGCCGGGGCACGGTCGACGGCACCGCGGGACGGGCATCCCAGGGGTGAACGGTCTGCCAGGCGTCGATGACCTCCTTTGCGGCGAAGTAATGCGTCCGCACCAGATCCACCGGCGGGGCCTTGCCCGGGCGCCTGCGCCGCTGGTCCTCGTAGAGCCGGAGCTCCGAGACCAGCGCGCCGAGGTGCACGATCCCGAACTGCGAGGCGAGCTTGCGGGACTGGCCGGGCGCGGTCTTGATGGCGACGGTCTCCGCCTCGGCATCCTCGAGCCGCCCGAGCGCCAGCAACGCGCGCAGCAGACTCAGGTCGCCGGCGCCGCGCTGCCCGTTGGCGATCTGCGCGCGGATGAGCCGGGCCGCCTCGGCCATCTGGCCGGTCTCCATCGCCAGCAACTGGCGCAGCCCATCAATCTCGGCCGGGTTCCGTCCCTGGTCGAGCGTGTCGAGCCAATGGCGGGCCTCCTCGGTCTCGCCGCTGCGAACATAGGCCTGCATCAGCCTCCGCCGCAAGGCGGGCGTATCGGGCCAGCGGCGGTGACAGAGCCGCAGGTAGCGCACGGCGAGCTTCGAGCGGCCCGCCTCGGTCAACGCCTCACCGAGGCCTGCGGCCTGCGTCGGCGTGCGCACGGGGCCGGAGATCTCGCGCAGGAGGGCTAGCGCCTCGACTGGGCCGCGGCAGAGCCGGGCGGCGCGCACCCGGAAGGCATCGCGCATGGGGGCGGCGACCCGCTCGGCCAGCGCCAGCTCCAGCCGGTGCTGCAGCGCCTCGTCGCCGGCGTGGTGGGCGCTCTTTAGCATGGCCCGGGCGAGCTCGGGGGTGATGGGGCCGTCGCGCCCGCCCACGTGGCGGATCACCGTCGCCACCAGCTCGGGACGCTGCGCCCGGTCGGCGAGCTTCATCAGCGACGCGAGCTGGCCGTCATCCAGCCGCGCGACGGACCCGGACAGGCGGTCCAGCCAGTCGCGGGCGCGCGGGAAATCCTCGGACTTGAGCGCCAGAGACGCCATCTGCAGAAGCCACGCCGGACGCGCGGGACCCGAGGACATGGCCTGTTCCAGCAGGGTCATCGCGCCCTCGCGGTCGCCGCGCGCATCGGCAAGCTCGACGCAGCCGTCGAGCGCGGGGCGGCTGTCGGGCGCCTCGGAGAGCAGCGTCCGATAGAGCTGCTCGGCCGCGTCAAGCCGCCCCGCCTCGCGCAGCATGGCGGCAAGCGCAAGGCCAGTGCCGTGGTCCGTCGGGCGCTCGCGGCGCAGGTCTTCGAGGATCTCGATGCCCTCGCCCCTGCGCCCGGACCGGCGCAGCACGTCGGCCTGCAGGCGCCTCAGGCGCAGCGCCCCCGGGTTCGCGGCGAGCCCCGCCTCGCATTGCGCCAGCGCCTCGCCGATCTCGCCCTGCGCGATGAGCCCCTGAACGAGGCTCAGCCATGTCACGATGCCCTTGGGGTTGCGCTCGAGCAGCGCGTCATGCAGCCGCCGCGCCGCCTCGTGATCCCCGGCGCGGCGCAGCGCCACGGCATGGGCGAGCACCAGCGCGTCCTTGGGGCGGGCCTGGCGCTGGATCGCAGCGTCGAGCAGCGCCACGGCCTCGTCGAAGCAGTGCAGGTGGATCAGCGCACGCCCGGCGGCCTCGGCGATGCCCTGATCGCCCGGAAGCACGCGAAGAGCCTCGTCCGCGAGACGGAGACAGGCCGTGGCATCCTTGCGCTTGCGCGCCACCTCCAGCCGACCGAGCCAGCTCTCGCGGTGCAGCGGGTCTGCCGCGTGCACCCGCAGGAAATCGGCCTCAGCCGCATCGAGCCTGCCCTTGGAAAGCTGGGATTGCGCACGGCCCGCCAAGGCCGCGCAGTCGTTGGGTCCGTCGAGGCCCGTCGCTGATCCGGTCTGGATGGTCACCAAGTGTGCCCTGTCCATATCACTTCGCCCAAGATCCGGCATGCAACGCGCTCGATCTCCTCGCCGGTGTAGTAGAGCGGGGGGAATTGCCGCTGGTCAGGGTGATCGCTTCTCGCGATGAGAACCCGCCCAGGAACTAACTCCAGCCTAGCTATGCAGAGCCCGTCTTCCTCTGTCTGATATGCATAGACTTTGCCGTTTCGTAGGGCTGTCGCATTCCGATCAGCCATCACTAGATCACCATCGCAAATAGCTGGAGCCATGTTCGCGCTAAGGGCTGTGAGCAGAATGCACTGTTCTGGCTTCAATCGCCCCCTCGAGAACCACTCATTCGGAAATGCGAAGTGTTCGTCAGGCCCCTTGGCAAGATCAAGAACATGGTCGTCCGACAAGAGTGCGGTGCTGTAGTGCGGAACTAAGGCGAAGAGTTCGCCCGCCATTTCGTGCACAACCGACGGTTCACGGCGAGGGCCAAAATAGAACTCGAGATCAAGTACGTCTGCGAGCGCCTTTAGGTTGTCGACTGGGTGACTGCGCTCTCTCTCGGTCCGTCTGTTCTTCAAATTCTTGATCATGGACGGGTTGCCGACCGCAAGCTGTGATGCAGCCGACGCGGACAAGCCCTTGCGCTCAAGGGCGGCTTCTATTGCGGAAACTAGGTCATCCATCAGCCAGCGTTAGCCTAAGTTGGCTAACCTGTAAATGTGTGTCAGCGTGTGGCCTAAGAAGGCTTGACCGATATGGCCTAGTAAGGCTAGATCGTCTTATGAGCAGCGCACGAAAGAACCTTCTCCGCCTCGCTGAGCTTCTATCGAACGACGGAAACGTCACGCATTGGGCGATCTCCATGCGGTTGTTCGGCAAGGGGGACTTTTTTCGGAACCTACAGAGGGGGAGTAACCCCCGTTCCGACACTTACGAAAAGGCACTCGGCCTCTTTTCGAGGGCGTGGCCGCAAGACCTTGAATGGCCGCGAGACATTCCTCGCCCGGCTCCTGAGTCAAAGAAGAGGAGCGCAGTCTGATGTTCTGCCCTATCGGCTCGGACCTCCGTCCGGAACTGGAAGCGCTTCTAGAGGAGGCTCGCTCCGAGATGCGTCTTCTCCGCTGCGTGGTGCAGAGCAGGCAGGTGGCGACCATCCCGCACTCATTCGACACAGTGACGATCGCACCACTCACGGACCAACAACCGGTCGTCACCCCGACAGCCCAAAGAGCTGTCGGCACGTCCAGGCCGCGCCGCATCTCCTCCCTGAGCGCGGCCTGGGCACAGTTTCTTGCCATCGAACGGAAGCTCTCGGACAGCATCTGGGGCGATGCCATCGGGTGCATCTCCATCGTGATCTTCGCGGTCAGCGTCTTGTTCATCGCGTGGGGGCTGCAATGAGCCTCGTCCGACCTTTCAGCATCAAGCGCGTCGATGGCTGGCATGTCGTCCTCGATGGAAACGGCAAGACTGTCTCGGCGCCCCGGACCACGCGGGCGCAGGCGGTGGAGCTGGTCGAGGAACTGACCCGTCGCGCGCTTCGGAAGACGCGGGCCTGCATGTGCTGTGGCGTGTTGTTCGTGAGCGAGGGTCCTCACAACCGCCTCTGCAATCCGTGCCGCGGGCAGGGGACGTCGCTGCCGCCCGAGGCCGCGATCCCGTCCCGCAATCGACTTCCGAACCGCTGAAGGAGAGCCCCATGGATGCCTTCGATATCCTGCTGACCTTCGTGTGCATCGGCCTCGCCATGCGTCTGGGTTGGTCCATCGGCACGGCCTTGCTCGACACTGCCAGCGACGTCGCTTCGGAACGTCGGGAGCGGGATCAATCGATGAGGAAAGGGCCTCGCGAGAATGGCTGAGATTATCCAGTCCGTCACCGAACTGCGGGTCGATCAGATCGTCGTACGCGACCGCCTTCGCCCGGTGTCCGAGGCCGGTGTCGCCGCGCTGACGGCATCGATTTCCGAAATGGGCGTGATGAAAGACCCTGTCCACGTTCGCAAGGTGAAGCATCGCGGCGGGGAGTTCCTGCTGATGGCTGGTGCTCACCGGCTGACCGCGGCCCGTGAACTGGGGTGGGAGACCATCAAGGTCACCTGCTGGACCTGCACGGATGACTTCGCACGGCTGATGGAGATCGACGACAACCTCGCCGGGGCGGAGCTCACCGCGCTGGATACCGCGGTCTTTCTCGCCCGTCGGAAAGAGATCTACGAGAGGATGCATCCCGAGGCGCGCCAAGGTGGGGCGCGTGGGAACCAGCATACGGGCGGTTGGCAAACGGACATCATGTCCTTTTGCCAAACCACCTCTGAGAAATTCGGCATGACCGACCGCCATGTCCGGCGGATGATCGCGGCCGGTGCCTGCCTCGGCCCGGACGAAGTGCGCCGTCTCAGGTCTGCGCCGCGCCCGGTGACGCTCAAGGATCTGCAGGACATCAGCAAGATCAGCGAGACGGGCGAGCGATACCATGTCGTGGACTGTCTCGCCGAGGGGCGCACGAAGAACGCGTCCGGGGCGCGCAAGCTCTGGAAGGCAGAGCAGGGGGAGGGGCCTGAGCCTCTGTCCCCCGCCGACCGTGCTCTGGCGCGGTTGCTCGATGCCTGGGACCGGGCGCCGAAGGTGGCGCGGGACCGCTTCCTCGAGGAGCGCGGCGATCAGCTGCGTCGCGAGCTGGATGCGCAGTCGACGCCGACACCTGCCAACATGGTGATGTTCCAGCCGCGCAAGGATGCGCAGAATGGCTGACGGGCCCAGGCAGGAATGGTGGAGTGCCGCCGAGCTTGCGGATGCCGGGCTGCCGGACATGCCGGGCTCCAAGCGCAAGGTCAACGACATGGCCGCGCGGCAGAACTGGCGCGGCCGGCCCGGCAAGGCGCGGCGGCGCAAGGCTGTCGGCGGCGGAACCGAGTATCACTGGACGCTGCTGCCGATGCGGGCGCGTCTCGCGCTCACCGCACGTGCCGAAGCGCCGGAAGAGCAGACGGTCGGTCGTGACGAGGCATGGGCGGACTACGAGCGCGCCACCGCCGCCGCCCGGAAGAAGGCCGGTGAGCGCCTCGCCGTGCTGGCGGAGGTCGAGGAGATCGAGGCGGCGGGCATGACCCGCTCGCTTGCGGTGACCACGGTCGCGACGCGCTCAGGCATTGCGGCCAAGTCCATCTGGAACTGGTTCGGGCGTGTCGAGGGCATCGCGCAGGCGGACCGGCTTGCCTACCTCGTCGATCGGCGGAGCCTGCGGCCGAAGTCCGCGCCCAAGGCCGCGAATGCCGCGTTCTGCGACATCGTCAAAAGCGACTTCCTGCGCCTGTCGGGGCCGTCCCTCACATCCTGCTATGATCGCGCCGTGCGGATCGCCGAGAAGGAAGGCCTGTCCGTGCCGCCGATCCACCAGGTGCGCAGCTGGATCAAGGCCACGATCTCGGAGCCCGTGCTGATCTACCACCGCAAGGGCGTCGAGGCGCTGCGCCGGTATTATCCGCACCAGACCCGCGACAAGACGGCCATGGTGCCGCTCGAATGCGTCCAGGGCGACTACCACAGGTTCGATGTCTTCGTGCGCTGGCCGGGCGAGAAGGATCCGGTGCGGGTGCAGATGGTGGTGTTCTCGGACGTCTATTCCGGCAAGATCCTCGCCTGGCGGCTCGACGTCACGGCGAACAGCCACACCGTGCAGCTGGCGCTGGGGGACCTGATCGAGCGCTATGGGGTGCCGTGGAACGCGCTGCTCGACAACGGCCGGGAGTTCGCTGCGAAGGCGATCACGGGCGGGACGCCCACGCGCTTCCGGTTCAAGATCGACGACGAGGACATTCCGGGTCTGCTGCCGCTGCTGGGCGTGAAGGTCATCTGGGCGACGCCCTATTCCGGCCAGTCCAAGCCGATCGAGCGAGCGTTCCGAGATCTCTGCGACAGGGTGGCCAAGCACCCTGCCTTCGAAGGCGCCTACACGGGGAACAGCCCGCTCGCGAAGCCCGAGAACTATGGCACGCGCGCCATTCCCCTCGAGGAGTTCCGTGCCGTCGTGGCCGAGGAGATCGAAGCCCACAACGCCCGTCCCGGGCGCCGCAGCGAAGTGGCGTTTGGCAGGTCGTTCAACGATGTCTTCAACGAGGGTTATGCGCGCGCAGCGATCAGCCGGGCGACGGAGGAGCAGCGCCGGCTCTGGCTGCTGCGGGTCGAGGGCCTGCGCGGCGACAGCAAGAATGGTGAGCTGAAGCTGCACGGGTCGCGCTACTGGGCCGAGTGGATGTACCGCATCGCGGGGCAGAAGGTCGCCGCGCGCTTCGACCAGGACGACCTGCATGCGGGTCTGCATGTCTACGACCTGGCGGGCTCCTACCTCGGCCATGCACCCTGCATGGAAGCGGCGCCGTTCCTCAGCGTCGAGGCGGCCCGGACCCATGCCCGCAAGCGCAACCAGTTCATGCGCGCCACGAAGGAACTGGCGAAGGCCGAGCGCGAGTTCGATCACGCCGAGATCGCTGCCCGTCTTCGGGCGGCAGGCAACCCCGTCGAGGACGAGCTGCCCGAGGCGGAGGTCGTCCGGCTGGTGCCTGCGCATCCCAAGGCGCCGAAGCCGCAGCAGTCCCGCCGCCAGACCACCGACCAGATCGAGAGCGCCGAGCGCCTCGACGCCCAGATCACCCGGATCTCCGAGCGCCGCGCGCCGGGACCTGAAGACGATCCGCGCGGGCGCTTCGAGCGCGCCACGCAGCTCGAGGTCCTGCAGGCCGAGGGCCATCCGATGACGGCCGAGCAGTCTCTCTGGCTCGCAGACTACCAGCAATCCGCCGAGTACCGGGGGTTCGCGCGCATGCGCCGGGCCTTCGGGCAGGAAGAATAAAGAGAAGAGGAGCAGAGCATGACACCGTCCATCGCGCCCCTGCGCAATGTCGCAGCCCTCGTCGGTCTCGTCGATCGCGTGCAGACCCGCGCCTTCGGCCTGCCGGGGATGGCGACCTTCTACGGACCTTCGGGGTGGGGGAAGACCACCGCGGTCACCTTCGCAGGCAACGAGTTCCAGGCTCATGTCGTGCAGGTCAAGTCGATCTGGACCCCCACCTATTTTGCCCAGGCGGTGATGCGCGAGATCGGTGCGCCTGCGGTGCGCGGCGTGCCGGCCATGGTCGATGCCATCGGCGCGCAGCTCGCGCGGACCGACCGGCCCCTGATCATCGACGACGCGCAGTACCTGCTGCAGCGGCGCATGATCGAGCTGGCCCGCGACATCTATGAGAGCAGCCAGGCGCCGGTGATCCTCGTGGGTGAGGAGAAGCTGCCGCAGGACCTGACGCGCTGGGAGAACATCCACAACCGTCAGCTCGCCTGGGAGCCGGCGCTGCCCTGCGACCTGTCGGACGCCGAGCAGCTGGTCGAGATCTACTGCCGCGGCGTGAGCGTCGAGCACGATCTCCTCGCGGCCATCGTGGAGGCGTCGGGCGGCTCGATCCGCCGGGTCTCGACGAACCTCGCGCGGGTGCAGGAGCTGGCGCGCACGGCGGGGCGCCGTTCGGCCGATCTCGCGTTCTGGGGCGACAGGGCCTTCCAGACCGGTCAGCCGCCTGAGCTGCGTCGTGTCGACAACTTCCGGCCGACCACCACCACGACCCGCGGAAAGGCGAAACGCGCATGACCCAGGAGTTTCGTTCGGACATGGAAAAGGCCGCGTGGGAGATCGTGAAGGATCTCACCGAGATGCACTGGTCGGATCTCGCCGCCAAGGGCATCGCGTATTCCTCGGCTCATACCTTCATGCAGCGCTGGGAGCGGGCAGGGCGCATCCGCATGCACCGCCGCGACGAGCAGAACCGCAAGCTTTTCGTCGCGACTGATCGTGCGATCCCGGTGATCCCGCCGTCCCCGGTGGCAGATCAGGTGCCGACGCAGGAGGGCAACATGTGGCGGGCGATCCGTCGCCTCGGGCACTTCTCGCCCACCGATGTTGCCGCGCACTCGAACGCCGGCGGTGTCGAGGTGACCGTCGACAAGGCGCGGAGCTATTGCCGCCAGCTGATGGGGGCGGGGTATCTCAAGGTCCGGGTTACCGCGATCCCGGGGCGCCGCGAGGCGCGCTACCAGCTGATCCGCGACAGCGGACCGCTGCCGCCGCGCCCCGCCCGCGTTCGCGGGGTGCTCGACCCGAACGACAACAGCTTCATGCCGGCATTCGGGGAACTCAACCGATGAGCGCCGTCTGCACCGCGCGGGAGGCCTGGGGCGCCGATGTGCCCGACTGGATCATCGCCCTGGCGAAGGAGTGCGACCGGACCTCCCAGAACCAGACGGCCAAGCGGATCGGGCGCAGCGCCTCCTTCGTCAGCACCCTGCTGCGCAAGCGTTACTCGGCAGGGCTGGAAGGGGCCGAGGAGGTCGTTCGCGGCGCCCTGATGTCCGAGAACATCGTTTGCCCCGTGCTTGGGGCCATCGGCCGGCATGTCTGCCTCAAGTGGCGGCGCCGGGCCGGAAGCTTCGAGAACGTCAACGCGCAGCACGTCATGATGTACCGCGCCTGCAACCGCTGCCCGCGCTGCACCGGAGGCGACGATGGCTGATCCGTTGCACCTGATCGATCCAGCCTGCCGCAGGGCTGCCTCCCATGAACACCGCCAGACCATCACGAAAGGAGGTTCGGCATGACCGACCAGCTCAGGAACACCGGGATTATCGACGTGGGCGGTGAGCCCCACATGCGGGACGGCAAGGGTCGGCTGCAGCCGCTCTCGACGGTGCGCCCGCAGGACGTGCTGCAGGACGAGATGGTGCGCAAGATGATGAGTTTTGCGGATGATCTTTCCGCGCAGGTCGCCCGCTTCAAGGGGCACTGCTTTGATGACGTGGGCGACTTCCTCGCCCTGCTGTCGCAGGATTACGGCGAGAGCCGTGGTGGCCAGAAGGGCAACATGACCTTTCTCAGCTACGACGGTTGCCAGAAGGTGACGGTGCAGGTGGCCGATCACATCGACTTCGGGCCAGAGCTGCAGATCGCCAAGGGGCTGATCGACGCGTGCCTGACCGACTGGGCCTCCGATGCGCGGCCCGAGCTGCGCACCATCGTCGAGCGCGCCTTCAACACCGACAAGGAAGGGCAAATCAACCGCGCCGAGCTGTTCTCGCTCCGCCGCCTGAACTTCGACGACGAGCGCTGGGTGCGTGCGATGAAGGCGATCGAGGACGCGATCCGGGTGGTGGGCTCGAAGACCTACATGCGCTTCTATCGCCGCGACAATGCCCAGGCGGCGTGGCACGCGATCACCATCGACATGGCGAAGGCCTGATCCCGCCATGGCCGCGTCGATCCGCCTTATCCATGTCGCCTGCCGCGATCTCGGCATCGACCAGGAGACCCGCCGGGCGCTGCAGGAGCGCCTGACGGGCAAGGCGTCCCTGCGCGACATGAGCCAGCCCGAGCTGGAGCTGGTGCTGGGTGCGCTGAAGGACCAGGGCTTCCGGCCCCGGGGCGGGCGCCGCCCGGCGGCCCCGCGTGCGGACCTGCGGCTCATCCACGTGCTCTGGGCCGAGCTCGGCAAGGCGGGCGCGCTGGACAAGCCCGGGCGCGACGGGCTCAACGCCTTCATCCGGCGCCGCTTCGGGCAGAGCTGGTCCTTTGTCCCGGCGGATGTGGACATGCTGCGGGACTGGCAGCAGATCGACGACGTGATCCAGGCGCTGAAGGCCTGGGCCGATCGCGCCGGGATCATCCTGGACGGGGAGGGGAAGGGGTGAGCCTTCCTCGTCCTCCTGCCCATGTCACGCCCTACGTCGATGCGCTCGGTCATGATCTGGCCGTCGAGTTCCTGCTGCGCTTCGGCGGATCGCGGCTCTATTGGGCGCAGGATCCGAAGGGGCGCAGCGAGGCCGAAGCCCTGGTGGGCGCCGAGAAGCTGCGCGCGCTCAGCGCCTTCCGGCCGCGGGAAGTGACCCGCGTGCCGACCGCCCGGCCATGGCTTGCCCATGCGCTCAAACGCAGGGGCTTGCCAGTGAACCAGATCGCCCGCATGCTGCATGTGTCCGACGTGGCGGTCTCGAAGTACCTCCGACAGCCGCCGGACAATTCCTCCGCGCCCGCGCCAAGGCGCGACGGAGATCCCCGCCAGCTCTCCCTCTTCTGACCGCCTCGCCAACTTGTTGTGCATGATCACGGCAGGATGCCTCCGGCATTCTGACCCGGACATCGCGGGCTCATCCGCCCGCCCATTCTCCGTCCGGGGGCACCATGAAGATCGTCAACCACAAGGTCGAAGGCCTCGCCTTCCAGCAGGCTCACCACGTCGGCGGTGAGATCACCCCGTCCATCGTGATCCTGCATGACACCGCCGGCCGGCTCGAGGCGGGCAACTCGGCCCGCTATCTCGCCTCGAACAACACCGGCAAGGTCAGCGTGCATTTTGTGCTCGAGCGCGATGGTTCGATCACGCAGCTGGTGCCGACGAACCGCCGCGCCAACCACGCGGGCCAGTCGAGCTTCCAGGGCCGCGAATGGTGCAACGGCTTCTCCATCGGCATCGAGATCGTCAATCCGGGCAAGATGACCGGCTCCGCCTATTCCGCACGGGCGTGGTGGGGCGAGGTGTTCAGCGACGGCTCGGGCGCCGAGCTCGAGGAGATCGAGACGGCCGAGCACGGCGCGGGCGTCTGGATGGCCTACACCGAGGCGCAGATCGATGCGCTGGTGGCGCTGCTCGAGGTGCTCTTCCGCGACATCCCCACGCTCACCGACATCACCACCCACTGGTACGTGAGCCCCGGCCGCAAGGTCGACACCAACCCGCTGTTCCCGCTCGAACACGTCCGTGCGCGGATCCTCGGCCGTGACGATCCGGCAGATGCGGCGGCAGAGGCAGGCTCGGCGCCGCCGGTGATCAACGATATGCTGGTGCAGATCGAGACCAACGGCGACACGCTGAACATGCGTCGCTGGCCGAGCTTCAATCCCAACGTCATCGCCGCCATCCCCGACGGGGTCGTGCTGCCGGTGCAGCGCTCCGGAACCTTCGCGGGCCGGGACTGGCACCGCGTGGCCTACGGCGGGCACGAGGGCTGGATCGTCGCCCGCTACGCCGCGCCCATCGTGCAATCCGACAGCTGAGAGGCCCCGATGAACACCCTGTTCAACGACGTATTCATGGCGGTTCAACCCGTCCTTCTGCAGGCGATCAGCACCATGCTGATGGCGTTCCTGGTCTGGGTCGCGAACACCGCCCGCATCCGCTACGGCATCGAGATCGAGAAGGGGCTTCGCGACGGGCTGCACTCGGCGGCGATGTCGGGTGTCCGCGCCGCGCTCTCCCGGGGTCTCTCCGGCGTGGAGCTGAACGACGCGGTGATCGACCACGTGATCAAGAGCACGCCCGATGCGATCGCGCGGCTCAACCCGGCACGCGACGTCCTGGAGACGATCATCGAGGGCAAGCTCAAGGAGGTGGTCGACGGCGTCTCGGTCCGTAGCGTCGATGTCGCTGGCCTGCGCGCCACGCCCACCGTGCGCCGTTGATCGCCGTTTCGTCCCGGTACCTGGTGGAGTTGTGACGTGACCATCGACCTGATCATCCTGAACCAGATCGTCGGCGTGCTGGGCTTCTGCCTGGCCGTCGTGTCGATGGTCTTCACCTTCTTTGCCACCCGCTCGAAGGCGACAGACGAGCGCTTCAAGGCCGGTTCCGATCGCATGGACCGGCACGAGCTGCGGATCCAGACGCTGGAGCAGACGGTGCAGGCGCTGCCGGGGCGCGACGACATCCACAAGATCGAGATCCACGTCGAGCGCATGGCGGGCGAGATGGGCCGGATCAGCGCGGTGATGGAAGCGCAGACCAAGCTCATGGAACGGCTCGAGCGCATCGTCACCCGTCATGAGGAACACCTGCTGAAGGGGAGCAAGTGATGAGCTACGCCGAGGAACTGCGCGAACACGCCCGCATCGCGATCCTGCGCCTGCTGGACGATGCACCGCGCTACACCTCCAACGTCTCGATGATGACGGACCTGCTGCGCGCCTATGGCATCGGCTACACCCGCGACCAGGTCACCGGCGAGGTGCACTGGCTGCGCGAGCAGGGTCTGGTGACCACCGAGGACCACGTGGGCTTCCTCGTGGTCACCGCCACGGTCCGCGGTCTCGAAGTCGCCCAGGGCGTGATCACCTATCCGGGTGTCCAGCGCCCGCGGCCGCGAGGCTGACATGCCGCCGCCCAAGAAGCTGGACCTGATCCCGGAGGAGCTGCGCCGCTGGCTCGCCGAGGAGCTGCGCGACCGCGGCTTCTCCGACATCGTCTCGGTCACCGACGCGCTGAATTGCCGGATCGCCGCCGAAGGGCTCGAGATCCGTGTCGGCAAGTCGGCGGTGGGCGACTTCTCCAAGGCGCTGAAGGATCAGCGCGCGGCCTTCGCGCTGGCCGACGTCTTGTTGTCGGATCTCGACATCGAGCGCGAAGGCGACATCCACCGTGTCCTGATGCAGATGATCGCCAATTCCGCAGTTCACATGATCCAGAACGTGCGGGACAACGATGGCAATCTCGAGCCGAAGGACCTCATGAGCCTCGGGCGCATGCTCAAGGACCTTATGGCCAGCTCCGGCATGCGGGAGAAGCTCCTCGAGGACGAACGCAAGCGCCTGGTCCGTGAGACGCGGGAGGCCCGCGAGGCCGAGATGGAGGAAGCGCTCGAAGCGACGGCGAAAGAGGCCGGGCTCGACGGTGCGATGCTCGATCGCCTGCGCCGGGGCGTGCTGGGGCTGCGCGCATGAGTGCGAGGGCCTACGTCCTCGAGCGGGATCCGGAGTGGCTTCCGGACGAGTTGCCGCGCGGCTCGCAGCTGCCAGCGGATCTCGATCCGCTCGCCGACGGCATCCTGATGGAGCACCAGAAGAGCTGGCTTGAGGATCGCTCGGATCTGAAGGTTTGCGAGAAGGGTCGGCGGACGGGGATCACCTTCGCCGAGATGCTGGACTTCGCGCTCGATGCGGCGGCTCAGCGCGACGCGGGCGGCATGAACTGCTTCTACATCGGCGACACCAGGGACAAGGGGCGCGAGGCGATCGGCTATGTCGCGCACTTCGCCAGGGTGATCGCGGGCGAGCTCGGCCAGATCGAGGAGTTCCTGTTCGAGGACCAGCAGGAGGATGGCTCGACGCGCCAAATCACCGCGTTCCGCGTTCGGTTTGCCAGCGGCTTCCGGGTTGAAGCGCTTTCGTCGAACCCGGCGAACATCCGTGGTCTGCAGGGCCGGGTCTGCATCGACGAGGCGGCGTTCCACAAGGATGTGCGCGAGGTCATCGATGCGGTGAACGCCCTGCTGATCTGGGGCGGGCGGGTTAGCGTGATCTCGACGCACAACGGCCACCTGAACGCGTTCAACGAGCTGGTGCGGGAGGCGAAGGCCGGGCGCAACGGCTTCCGTGTCCATACCTACACCTTCGCCGACGCGGTCGTGAACGGTCTGTATCGTCGCGTGTGCCTGATGCGCGGCCAGGACTGGTCGCAAGACGCACAGGACGCCTGGGAAGGGAGCATCCGCAGCTCCTATGGCTCGCGCGAAGCCGCGATGCGCCAGGAACTCGATGCCGTGCCGGCCGAGATGCAGGGGGCTGCGCTGACGCGGGTGCAGATCGAGAACCGCATGGTCGACGGCGTTCCGTTCCTGCGCTGGACACAGCCCGACAGCTTCAAGAATGCCGACGAGAGCATCCGGAAGGCCGCGGCAGAGGCCTGGTGCCGCGAGCACCTGGAACCGGCATTGAAGCAGCTCGACGAGAACCGGTCGCACTTCATGGGCGAGGACTTTGCCCGGGTCGGGGACGCCACGGATATCGTGATCGTGGAAGGCGGCGTCGATTTGCGTCGGCGCTGGAAGATGGTGGTCGAGCTGCGCAATATCCCCTTCGACCAGCAGCGCGACGTGCTGTTCTGGTTGCTCGACCGGGTGCCGAACTTCCGCAAGGGGGCGATGGATCGTGGCGGGAATGGCGCCTACCTCGCCGAGAAGGCGACCCAGCGTTACGGCTCGCGCATCGTCGAGGTGAGCTTCAGCCGTCAGTGGTACGAGCTGGAGATGCCACCCTATATCGAGGGCTTTGCCGATCGCACAGTGCTGCTGGCCCGGCACGAGGATGTGCTGCGCGACCACCAGGCGCTGCAATACGTCGACGGGATCATCCGGGTCCCGCGCAACTTCCGCTTCAAGGGCAGCGACGGGCTCGACCGTCACGGCGACAGCGCGATCGCCGGGGCGCTCGCCGACTTCGCCAGCCGCGAGCCCTGGGCGGAGTACGCCTATCGACCCGTCGTGCAGACCCCGAGCGATCCCACGGGCGGCCCCGACGAAGACGAGGCCGCCCGTGGATGGTGGCGCCCGCCGCTGGGCGCCGGGCTGCGAGGAGGGATCTGATGTTCGCTTGTTATATGCATCCCCCAGTGCGGGGGCCGGAAGCTGCGCCAACAGCCTCCAACACGGGGCGCCTGTTAGAACTCCCCGCCGACCTGAGAAGAATCAAGGTCGCCCCGCGACACCATGCTCGGGGGCGAGCGACAGAAGAGTCAAACACCGTGCCCATCAGGCCTGCAAAACCCATCGCGCCCTATCTCGGCGGCAAGAAGAACCTTGCCCGCCGCATCTGCCGCATCATCGATGCCGATGATCACAAGACCTATGCCGAGCCCTTCGTGGGCATGGGCGGCGTCTTCCTGCGCCGGGCGCGCCCGGTCCGGGCGGAGTTCATCAACGACGCCAACCGCGAGATCTACAACCTGTTCCGCATTCTGCAGGAGCATTACGTCGCCTTCCTCGATCTGCTGAAGTTCCAGATCACGACGCAGGCGAACTTCTACCGCCTTGCTTCGGTCGATCCTGAGACCCTGACCGACCTTCAACGTGCGGCGCGCTTCCTTTATCTGCAGCGCTGCTCATTCGGCGGGCACGTGGCGAAGCGCAGTTTCGGCCTGTCGGCGGATCGGCCCGGGCGCTTCAACCTCACGACACTCGAGCCCGACCTCGAGGCGCTGCACGAACGTCTCTCGGGCGTCACCGTCATGACGCTGGACTTTGCACCATTCATCTCGCGGATCGACCGCGACGGCGCCTTCTTCTATCTCGATCCCCCGTACTGGGGCTGCGAGACCGACTACGGTCGCGAGAGCTTCGGTCGCGACCGCTTTGGTGAAATGTCGGAGCAGCTCCGCGAGATCGCGGGACGCTTCCTGCTCTCCATCAACGATGTGCCGGAGGTGCGCGAGCTCTTCGCCTGGGCCCGGATCGTGCCGGTCGAGACCACCTACACCATCCAGTCGGGGGGCAACGCCCGGAAAGCCGGTGAGCTTCTGATTGGCAACTTCGACTTCAGCGTGACTGGAAGGAGGTGAGGCATGACACGGGGCCATCAACTTGTCGATCAATGGGGTCGCCCGGTGAAGCGCGCGGAGCTGAAACGCGAACTGGCCGCGCCGACCGTGGGCGGCGTGCGCTCGCCGATCACCGGCTATCCGGGCGACGGGCTCACACCAGACCGGCTCGCCATCATCCTGAGGGAGGCCGACCAGGGCGACCCGATCCGCTACCTGGAGCTCGCCGAGACGATCGAGGAGCGGGACCTGCACTATGCCGGCGTGCTCGGCACCCGGAAGCGCTCGGTCAGCCAGATCGAGATCACCGTCCAGGAGGGCGGGGAAAGCCAGCACGATCTCGAGATGGCGAAGATGGTCCGGGACTGGCTCGACCGCGACGAGCTGAGCGACGAGACCTTCGACATCCTCGACGCCATGGGCAAGGGCTACAGCTTCACCGAGATCGTCTGGGATACGTCATCGCTGCAGTGGCAGCCGGTGCGGCTGGAATACCGCGATCCCCGCTGGTTCCGCTTCCAGCGCCACGACTTGGCGACGCCGATGATGCTGGACGACAGCGGGCAGGAGATCGCGCTGCCCGCCTACAAGTTCATCTATGCCCGGATCAAGGCGAAGAGCGGGCTGGCCCTGCGCTCGGGGCTGGCGCGGCTCGCGACCTGGAACTGGATGTTCAAGGCCTACACCCAGCGCGACTGGGCAATCTTCACCCAGACCTACGGTCAGCCGATCCGGGTGGGCAAGTACGGGCCCGGCGCCGACCAGAAGGACCAGGACACGCTCTTCCGTGCCGTCGCCAACATCGGCGGCGACTGCGCGGCCATCATCCCCGACAGCATGATGATCGAGTTCATCGAGGCGAAGAGCATCGGCTCCTCGACCGATCACTACGAGCGGCGCTCGGACTGGCTCGACAAGCAGATGTCGAAGGCAGTGCTCGGGCAGACCGCCACAACGGACGCCGAGACCGGCGGGCTCGGATCGGGCAAGGAGCACCGGGAGGTGCAACAGGATATCGAGGCGGCGGACTGCAAGGCGCTGGCGGCGATCCTGAACCGCGACCTGGTGCGGCCGTGGATCGATCTGGAGTTCGGCCCGCAGGTCGCCTATCCTCGCATTGTCATCAAGCGGCAGGAGCCGGAGGACCTGAAAGCCTTCTCCGATGCCATCGGCCCGATGATCGACCGGGGGCTCCGGGTGGCGACCTCGGATGTGCTCGACAAGTTCGGCCTTCCCGAGGCCGACCAGGGCGCCGAAATCCTCCGTCCCCAGGGCCAATCCGCCTTGTCAGCGCAGTCGCAGGCGCCGGGTGAGGGCGCAATGCCCCCTGAGAGCGCCGTTAAATACCCATTGAATACCCATCCCGCTCCCGCGCGAGGCGTTGCCGCCCTCCAGACAGAAGCCCCCTCAGCGGGCCGCTCTGAGCCGGTCGCCCCGGCGGTCGATCGGCTGGCCAAAGAGGCCGCCCCGGAGATCGGGGCGATGCTCGCGCAGATCGAGGTGATGCTGCAGGCGGCGGGCTCGCTCGAAGAGGCGCGCGAGATGCTGTTGAGCGCCTGGCCGGACCTCGCATCGGATGGCCTTGCCGGTGTCATGGCCGAGGCCTTCCTCGCGGCCCACGCCGGCGGCCGCGCGCTGATCGAGGAAGACGGGCAGCGCGCCGATGGCTGACCTGGCCACCGTCTTCCGCAGGCCGTTCCGGCAGCAGGTCGCGGCCTTCCGGCTGCGCCTGCGCCATCTCGTGCCGACCTCGCGCTGGGACGATCTGCGCAAACAGCAGCACGACCGGGCCTTCGTCGTCGCCGGCGCCACGAAGGCGGACCTGTTGGCGGATCTGGCCGCGTCGGTCGACAAGGCGATCTCGGAGGGCACCTCGCTCGAGGAGTTCCGTCGCGACTTCCGGGCAACGGTCGAACGACACGGCTGGCATGGCTGGACGGGCGAGGGCAGGGCGGCCGGCGAGGCCTGGCGCACCCGCGTCATCTACCGCACCAACATGCGCACCAGCTACATGGCGGGCCGCTTCGCCCAGCTCACCGAGGGCAACTTCCGGTTCTGGATCTACTTCCATGGTGGCTCGGCCGAGCCGCGGGTCCTGCACCTGTCGTGGAACGGCATCGCGCTGCCACCCGACCATCCGTTCTGGCGGGCGCACTTCCCGCCCAACGAATGGGGCTGCAGCTGCTACGTGTCGGGGGCGAGGACCGAGGCCGGGGTCCGACGGCTCGGCGGAGATCCCGCAAAGCCGTTGCCCGTGGACTGGCAGGCGATCGATCCCCGCACCGGTGAGCCGCAGGGCGTCGGAAAGGGCTGGGGGTATGCACCCGGGGCCAGCGTCGTGGATGAACTGGTCGAGATCGTGCGCGGCAAGATCGAGCATCTTCCGCCGGAGATTGCCCGGGCCTTTGTCAATGATCTGGCGGAGCGGTTCCAGGACAGCGAGCTGGGGCGGACGCTGCGAGACATTGCGGCGGGGCTCGGGTGATGAAGCCCGCTGACCTGGTCCGTCGCGATAGCCGAGGGATTACGAGGAGGTGCTGGATCTCACGGATGCCCTGAAGACCGCCATCCGGCACGTTGTCGAAGGGGCGTTCAGCCATCCCGAGATCCTTGGGATCCCTCGCGGGCATGATCCGCGGCGAACCAGATGAGCCGGAGATCGTCTGCGCCGCGGCGGCCGCACACTGAACAGGTGGCCCTGGCGAGGAGCTTCTC